GTGCTGCGGTTGCGTAGTCACTAGAGTCGAACGCCTTTACTTGTGCGAGGTTTGTCACCTCACTATCCATGAGTGCCCCTGCTGCGGTCACGTTAGCGGTATCAGTCACGTCTGCACCACTCTCTATGCCGTCGAGCTTGGTTTCGTCTGCATCAGTGAATGGGTTTGCATCTGCTGATGTGATGAGTGCGATACCGTCTGCTGTTGCGTCTGTTATGTCTGCTGCTGCGACTGAGGTGAGGAAGTCGAGTGCTGCTTCTAGGGTTGCTTCGGTTGTAGCGTCAATAGCGTCAATGTTTGAGAGCGTGGTTGTTCCTGCTGCGTCTGAGAGGACGTCTACTGCGCCAAAGGCGAGCTTGCCGCTTGCACCAATAGCCAGCGTGTCTGTTGTGGTATCAAACGTGAGTGCTGCGTCGCCCTCTATCGTGCCGTCACCTGTCCATACACCTACCTGTCCATCTGCTGGTGTTCCCACCTTTGCTACGTCACCACCTCCTGCTGGTACAGCCCACTTGACGCCGAGTGCTTCTGAACTGTCTGCGGTGAGCACAGTGTTATCTGCGCCAATTGGTACACGAGCATTGGTAGTGCTGTAGCCCCACAAATCGCCCTTCGTGGTGAGTGGTGAGGACAGACCACCTGTTGTCGTGCCACCTGATACATTCACGCCACCATGCACGAACTTTGGCCCACGGCTGGTTGCAGCGTCGAGCTTCCTAAACTGTGTTTCAATTTCATCCTGTAGGCCGTCAATAGCGGTGAACTTGAGTCTGTCGTGTCCCTCTAGGGCTTCCAGTTCTGCCTTGATGTAGTCAACGGTGATCACGTCAGTCGCCAATTCTGGCTTTGGTAGTGCCTCAACCTGTTTGGTGATGAAGTCGCGCACCTCTTTGTAGTCTGGGTAGTCCACACCTGCAATCGGAGTCGTACCGTCCTTTCCTGGTGCACCGTCGCGCACTTGCTTCATCCGCTTGTCCACACCCTGCAACAATTTGACGAAGTGCTTGTCGAGTTCTTTTTGCCGTTTCTGCGCTGCGCTGTCGATGTCAATGATGGCCTTTTGGCTGTTGATCCGTGCTTGCTTGACCGCCTCTATGACTTTGTTGAACATCGAGTAGAACTCGTCAGAGGTGATGTAGTCCTCTTCTTGGAGTCTTCCCATCATTCGCTCGAAGTCTTTTTTAGTAATTTTGTTGGCCATGATGTGTGTTTTTTATTATAACCTATGCTGCTCTGTCTATTGCCTTGCCAATTCGCGCTGCTTCCTTTATGTAACGGTTCTTTGCACTTTGGCTGATACTTGGGTTCAGTGCTCGTTCATACAAAAGTTGCTGCTGCTGGGCGAGTTCTTGCAACTGTGTTCTACGGGCACCAGGAGTTAGTTGTTCGAGGTCTTTCAGTATTTCGCCTATATCCAACATGCCACCTTCTTTGTTTGGTAAGTCAGGGTTGAAAAACTCTTTTGCGCGTTGCGCCAGTGTAGGATTTGTTGCATCCGACGTGCTAGTATTGGTGGATGATACGGGTTGACGTGTTGTTGTCGGTGGCGTTGGTACTTGGGTTCCTGTTGGTGCTTCTAGTAGTGCTTGTATAGCCTTTTGTTGGTCAGTTGCATCTGGTTGGCCTATACGCATGATGTCGCCAAACGCCTGTCGTATACCTCCTGAGAATGAGGCTGGCTGCGTTGTTTGATCGGCGAATATCTTTTGAAGATACAGCTCAAACTCGCCAAGCGATTTGAGGTCTGCACCATTGTAGCCGTTCATTCGAGCTAGGCGATCTAGCTCGTCCACTATCGCTTCGTACTCTGCACGCGACTGCGCGTTGCTAAACACCCTGCGTAGCCGTGTTTCAACGGTAGCACCCTCTGGCACTGATATATTCAAGTTTCGGCTAGTTTTGAACAGTGTTTCATCGAGGTCGTCAACGAAATTGCGGTATTGCCTATACTGATTGTTGAGCGCACGCAACTCGACTCCTGGCTGTCCTGGCATGTTGTCAAGTGGGCTGCGGTAAATATCGCGTGCAAGTGTTGTGAAGTTCACTCTTTCTCCGTTTACGTTTACATATGGGACAGAGCTTTCTGTTGATTGGTATGCTTCGCGTTGTATTCGGGAAAGTAGCGAGTCTAGCTCTTGTAGATCGATCGGGTCTAGGGTGTCACCGCGCGAGTGTACCTTGTCGTATATTTCACGAACGACCTTGCTTTCCGCTTTGCTAAAGTTTGACGGCCCAAAGTCAAGTCTGCCACCAGGCCCAACAACGACCTTGTTATCGCGCAACAGGTCGTCAAACTGTGCGTACGCTGGACGCATGTCAACAGTCACACCGTCTGGTAGGTTGTTGATGGCAGTTTCTATTTCTTGGCCTATCTGTGCTCGACGCGCATCTACCGCTCGGTACTGAGCTGCACCTGTGTCAGCAATGATTTTACCGATGGCTTCTCTATTATCGCCCGCAGCATGGAAGTACATATCGCTCATGCTGTTGCGTGTTGCGTCGTCTGCGGTAGTTATGAGTCGCACTTGTCGTTCTGGCACGTCTGCTTTTACGGCAGCACGTATTTCAGGGGTTGGAGCTTCGCGGATAGCCTGTTGCTTGGCCCGTGCTTGTTTCATGCGGTCTTGCAGGTGTGTGATAGCCCGTCTAGTATTGTCTGTCACAATGTTTGCGGTGTCGCCTACTACGGTTCCTGTTCCAATGGCCGTCCTACCAACGCCCTCCGCAACGTCCTCAACAACCTCGCCAACAACGGTAGTAGGCCGTAGTGAACGTCCAGCGCGAACGACAGCGTCTATACCCTCTGTTGCGGCACGCTTTACACCTGAACCAACGCCTTTCATGCCAACCAGTTCGACTGCTGCCTCAAGCAAGGCCATGTCTGCACGCACTTTTCTAAACTCAACAGGGTCGTTTTCGCGCAACCATTCGTAGTCTGCCCTAAGGCCCTGTACTGTTTCTGTGTTTGCAATAGGCATGGCGACGTTCTCCATAAACGACTTGGCAATCTTGTCTTCTCTTTCCTGTGTTACGGCAGCTTTACCAACTCCTAGAAACAACTCACCTGCGCCTCGTGCAATTCCACCAGCAACCTCGCCAACAATGTTTTTTCCTGTGGTAAATGCTTCACCGAGTGTTTTGGTGTCGTCTTGCATCCACGCAGTTTGACTTTCGGAAGCTCGCTGCACACCCTGACCAAACTGTTTTCCAGCACCAACGACTGCCTGGCCTATATCACCAATCGTTTCTTCTATTGAAAAACCCTCATCTTCATCACGAGTAAATATGGCATCTGTGAGCAAAGGACTTTGGCGGCCCTCACGACTAGCTGCGACAGCCATTTTTGCATCGAGAAGACTACCGCCGTTCTTCTTGACGTTTCGCATTATCTCTATTTCTCCTGGGGTTAAATCTGGTTCCATACTTCATCCATTTGGTTACTAGTAGCAATACCAACTGCGTTGTCTACGCGACTCTCAGACACGGTTTCGTACAGATCTTTGAGTGCCTTTTCTACCTTTTCAGGGCTTCCGATGAACTCTTGCTTTTCCCTATCCCACATTGTTGCAAGCTTGTTGGCTGAGTCTGCAACTACATCCATTTCTTTTTCATTAAGTGCACCAAACGTAATACCGCGTGCCTTTGCATCTGCCAATGCGTTGAGTGTGCTGACTGACGTGATGTAGTCCATGTTGGACGCGAGGTTTTCTTGTGCAAGTTTGTTTGCAAAGTAGCCACGGTTGGATGGCTGGAATGCACTTACAAACGCACCTTTGATTTTTCCTGTTGTAACGCTCAGTCCAAGCTCGTTGTTGTACGCCTCCACGATATTTTCTTGCATATTTGCGTACACAGCGTCATTCTGCTTCTTTGCCACTTCGCGTTGTGCCGTTTCTGCTGAAATATCACCAGCCTTTGCTGCTGCGTCGAGGTTGTATTTGGCCCAGGCAAGCTGCTGTTCTGCTGCAAAGCGTGACTTTTGCCACGAGAGGTTGGGGTCAATTCCGTACTGCCCTGCTGCCACCCATGCTTCCTCTGGCGTGCTTGCGTTCTTTATGTTTTGCACAACATCGACAGGGGCACCGTTGACACTTGCAACGCGCACGGCCTCCATTTTGGTTTCTCTCATATCAGACACAAACTGCTCCTGTAACCGTAGCTGGCTGTTGAACGTAGCCTGTTCGCTGTCGGTCATGTCGTCGCCCAACACGTCGTACATGGTGCGCCAGAAGCCCATTTGTCGTTCGTACCGTTGGTTTTCTGCGTCTATTGCGCTCTGTGCTGTTTCGTATGCCATCTGGTAGTCCTGTCGTGCGTAGTGCAAAGCCATAGCCTTGTCAGCAAGGTTCTGGTCGCTTTCGTACTTGTAGTTCTGTATGTCAGCCTCTAGTGCACCACGTAGTTTACCCTCAGGGTTGGTTCGCATCTCCTGAATGGTACGTCGCTGGTCAGCTACTGCCTGATCGTAGCCCTGCTGTAGTCGGTTTGCTTCTTCTTGTCGTGCAAACACCCCCTCTTGCCGTCGTATAGCGTCTGCATCGAAGTCCTGGCCCTCTTGGTAAACGCCCATGAGGTTTTGTACCGCCATGTCGCGTGCCGACAATTCCTGTGGCTCGGCGACTGCCTGCTCGCCACCAATGGCTGCTGAAAGCTGACTGTCGAGTGGTGAAGCTGCTGCTGGTTCTGTTGCTACCCCCATGCCAGCCGTGCCTAGTTCCCCTGCACCGATTTCAACGTCTGCTGGTGGTGCGACATAGCCAAGCTGCTGTGCTCGTGCTGGGTTGTGTTTATAGATAGCTGCTAGTTGGTCGCTGTTGTATGTGAAACCAGTGTTTGCTGGTTGTGTTGTTGGTTGTGTTGCTGGTTGTGGTCGCCCACCCTTTGCTGCTACAGCAGCGTTCGTCGCCTCTTGTACTGCGCTCCCTTTGGAGGCGAGTGCCGACATTGTTGGATCTAGGTTATAGGTTGCCATATTACGCTACTGGTTTATGAAGTACGTGGGCTACTAATAGTTCTTCGATTTCCACGTCCTCGCCTCGCAGTTCTATCTTGAACTGAATGGCCTTGCTCTTCACTCCATTGTTACCCAGTGCGACTTCCGAGTACCCGTCTTCATTCGTAATTGTATCACTGTCAAGGGTGGTTTGATAATTCCAGCGTGATACGACGGCTCGTGCGGTGTCACTGGCACTAATGTTTTTGACTGCCTCTCTCAGGTTTACGGTATATGTTCCACCAGCCTCACTGATACTGTCGATGTGTAGTAGGTATCCTGATCCAGCACCCTGTACCACCTCTACTTCGTCACCAGCCTGTACGTTAGCGAACTGTGTATCGGTTGTGGTGAAGGTGTCGCTGTCTGACCATGTGATTGCACCTCCGAGTGTACGGTTTGCGTCGATATACTTGACTTTAACTATAGGGTCTTCGACAAGCGTGCGGTATTTGACCACGATTTTATCCAGGGCCGTTTCAAGTTTGCTGTGTTTGATGAATAGCTTTTGCCAATCTTCTTGCAGCCCTGCGCTCATCATTTTTGATGTGACAAAGTAGCCTCGGTTCTCCGTGTCTGGCAGCACGTAGCCACCACATTCATAGTTCGTAGTTGTGTCCTTGTGCTGTACAACAGCCCCGTATAGTAGACCGTCATGGTAAACGCCGCCGTCCACAGTTATTGGCCGCTCGTCAATTTGTACGCACCCCTGCAAAGACGTTGGTGTGTATGACTGGCCGAAGTCACTTTTTGGGTAGAACTGTAGTACCTGGTTGTTGTTGCCCGTGCCTGTCAGGTCGATTTCCGTACCATCTATTGCATCCTGATAGCTTGCTGCAAGCTGTATGGTTGTCGCGTCTACTTTGATGGTGTAGTACAGGGCATCATCATCGAGGCCAGCTATCGCTGTAGCACTATCAGCGCTGTAGTATCGCACTGGTGTCCCAGTGTCTTCTGCTGCGGTGACGGTGATTTCATTGGTAGCGGTGTCAACATCTGTTGTTGCAACAACGTCAACCACAGTCTTTGTTGCTGTAGTTGCATGTCGATGGTACAAACCAACCGACTCATCATACGCATATATGCCAGCATTTTGATTTGCTAGGTATTTTTGCCCGTCTTTTGCAAGTGCTGAGCCGTTATTGGAGCCAACATTGAAATACGCAACGCCAGACTGCAACCACGATGAACAGCTGCGAGCTGTACCGAAAGCACCAATGGAGAGAACTGCCGTTGTGTCATAAAATGATGGCAACGAACCAACGCGCACCAACTCGACTGGTGTCCAGTACAACACCTCCCCAAGAGTGGTGAACGCAAGAAAGCTGCCACGGTACGGCGCAATGGTGTGGATTGTTGATGACCCGATTGGATAAGCGTAGTTTGCAGCAGCCGTTTGATTGTCCCATATATACAAGACACCATTTCCTGAGTTCTCATCGTCGTGACAGCCAACTGCTATGTAGCCGTTGTTGTATGCCAAACTTTTGATGTCCATGTCTGATGGTAGCGTCAGTGTTCGTTGTAGGGCGTAGCTTGAGTCGTAAGATTTTGCCTCGTTCCCATCTCCAACAACAATTTCGTTATTTTTGAGGTCATAGCATAGTGGGTGCATATCTGCACCAAGTCCAGTCACCCTATCAGTCCAAGTTTCTGACCACGAAGTTGTAGATACAGACACAATACTGTCTGCGTCGGTTACATGCAGCTCGCCGAAAGCGGTGATGCCGTCTTCGTCCGTTTGCCTTGTTGAGCTTGGTACATTGGTTGTTGTATCTTGCGTGACCGTCAGGCGACCACCGTATTTGTTGGAGGACGTACCCGCGCCAGTGATAGAGTCCCACGTCATCGAGAAGTGAAACGCCGTGTTGTTTGTCCACACGCGATAGCTACCACCACTTTGAACAACACCATAATGCAGTGGTACACCGAAGTCAGCGTCGTCTTGGTCACTATAGAAACTCGCTGTCGGGTGAGACAAACGTAGATAGCCCTCCTTGTCGAAGTTCAAGTTCCGAGTTGTCACAATGTCAGGTAGCTTCTCGTTTGCATACTGAACTGTCCACCTGCCATCTTCTCTTGCTGGTAGCTTTATCATGGTGCTGTGGTTGCTATTTTACGTCTAATGCCGTTGACGGTGACTGGAGCGTTCGTACCATCAAAGTTACCTACTATCTTGATCTGCTGTTTGTCCATGCGTTGCATCGTGTCCTCAAGCTGTTTCACCTGGCCTCGCAACTGCTGTAGGTTCTGCAAGATCTCGTTGATTTGTTTGCTCTGGTCTTCCATTATCGTGAGCTACGCTTTACGGCCATCATCTGCGGTACGCGGTCTTCCTCTCGTTGTCGAAAGAAGTTTTTGATGTCGGCCTCCATACGGGCAATATCATTGTTCACCAGTGCCTTGAGGTTCGGGTTGGTGTTCTCGGTAGCGTACTGGTCAACTGCATAAAGCGGTATCAACTGGTCAAACACCGACGGAATACCAGCCGTTGCGGTTGTGTCGGCTGTAGTGAACTGGTGTGGTGCGCGTTGGTAGTAGTATTTCAAGCCGTCTGTTGCGCTGTAGTTCGGTTTAGGTGCCAGGCTAATGTAGCCACCGACCTTTTCATAGCGGAATGGTACGCCCGTGTATGATGCGTCGTCCTCTGCGTATGCTTGCGTGCCACGTTCTCGTAGGTCAAACGGGTAGATTTGTGTGTAGTCGGTTGCAGTAGCTGATTGTAGTATCAGTACCTTGAAAATAAACAGGATATCCTGTGGATTAGTCAGTGCTATCTCGCGTGTGCCACTGGTAATGTCTTCGGTTGCCGTGTCGTAGCTGCCGTGGTTCCAGTCACCAATGCGCCATCGGTTCGCGAACTCACTCATAAGAACCATGGCCCTGCTGAGTGCCTGGTTGTTGCGTACTGTCCATTGCGCTAGTTCTTTTGTGTTTCCACTGATACGGCCATAGTCGCTAGAATAGACCAAACGTTCTTCGGCCTGGATTATGCCGTTGTATGTGCTGGTGTCGTTGTAAGAGAGCATGATTGCTTAAATTATGCGCCAACGACAACGCTTTCCCTAATTGTAAATGGCACGAACGGAGGGTGCAAGTCGCTGAGGGCTGGAAAGCCCTTGCACCCCCCGATCCAACCCTTTACTTTTCTATTGTACTATGCTTTGCCGCCCACTGTCGCTTCCAGTCGTCTAGGTGACTAAACTTCTCCACGACAACCTTGCCACCTTTCAGGTCTGCGGTCAGCAAGTCTTCGTATTCATCCAGGAAGTTCTCCTTTGTAACGTACTTCTGTATCTTGGGAATGGCACGGTCTTTTATCTTTTGCACTTTGAGGGCCATCTTGTTTCGTTCCTTTTCGGCCTTTTCCTTTTTGTCTGATAGTGCAAGGTGTTCCTTTCGCATGTCGTCAGGTATAGCTTTCATCTTTTCTGCGTAGATTGCCTTGCTGATTTTTTCCAGCTTCTTTACGTCCTTGTTTATCTTTTCGCGTAGCTCGTTACCCTCCTTGATGAGTTCCTTTGGTTCAACTTTGCCCGTCAACTCCATTTCTTGCTTGGATAGTTCTTCGATACGCTTCTCGATGTCAGCGATTTCCTTGCTAATCTTGCGCCCGTCTTTCACGAGCTCGTCCTTTTGTGCGAGCCATTTGATAAGGGTCTTGTCCTCAATGATTACTTTTCCTGTTGGAACAGGCTTTGATACGCTTTTTCCCATAGTTCGGCGTTATTAGTAATGTTGTATTTGTCTTCTACATACTCACGGGCAGCTCTCCCCATAGCACGGCGTTTGTCGAGGTCTGTGGATAGTTCCCGTATGGCAGCAACGAACTCATCTGTGTCATTGGCTATAATCATGTGTTCAGCGTCATGCTTGTCCACTTGATACGGTGATTTCCCATCTGGGAACCCTTGTGCAATGACGGGTATTTCAAACAACGAGGCTTCGAGGAACTTGAGGTTGCTCTTGCATCGGTTGAAATAGTTGTCAGCCCGTGGAATTGCCATTATATCAAGCCGTAGCTCGTTCAAGTAGTCGTAGTACAGCTCCATATCTACAAACCCATGCCAGTCGATGCGGTCTTGTATCTTGTCTAGTTTTTCGTACTCGTCTTTGTACAGTTCCTTCATAACCTTGTCGCCTCGGTTGCGAGGCATTGAGAACAGCACCCATTCAATATGCTCGTCGTCTATGGTGCGTGTGATGAGGTCGTAGGCGATGTCAAAGTCTGACGTGACACCTATTGAGCCAGTGATGCCGATGCGCACCTTGTCGCTCTCGTTGCGTTTCGGTTCGTCAAAGTAGAACGGGTCTATGCAGTTTGGCAACACGACGACGTTTGGATTGAGTTTGCGATACTCGTCTGCGAGGTAGTCAGTCGTGGTCGTAACCAAGTCAGCTTCTTTGATGAAGTCGTCAATAGTTTCGTTGATTTTGGCAAGGCCTGTCTCCAATCGTTCCTTGTCCATATACTCGTTGAGCTTGAACCCCCCGTCGTCCTTGTAGGTGTCATCGTTGTCAAAGACGATTTTCTTGCCTTGCTGTTTGAGCATTCGTGCCAGTTTGAGCTTGTTGGGGTCGTCTGGTCGATGAAAGACCACGACATCTGCTTGTTGTGCTGCATAGGCTTTGTCTTCTGGTGTCTTGTTGACGTTATCTAGTATCATCGTCGTTTGATCGCCATCCCACCCGTTCTCAGTCAACGGTAGAAAACAACGGTAGAAATAGCAGCCCTGTAGACCTGAACTTACAAAGTAGGCTCTCATTGTTGTTTTGGTTTGATTACCTTTTCCTCAATGACGTTGCCAGCCTTGTCTATGATTTGCCTGGTGCGCGTCATTTGGCTGGTCGGTGCAATGACCGTACCGCCTTTCTTTTTTTGCGTAGCTGCCTTTTGGTGGTCAGCCATGATAGATTTTCGTTCCATAGCGACAATGGTTTATGGTAGTGCATAAAGTATACCACAAAGCACCCCGTAGGGCGCTTGTGGACAACTGTGTAGGTGAACCTACGCAGCCGTGAGCATCTTCACACCAGAAGTATCTCGGTTCTCGATTACACCGTAGAGAATGTCTGCGGTTGTGAGAGTTGAGAGGTATTCTGGGATGTAGTTTGACTGGACGCGAACACCTGCGCTGCCAACCATGCTGCCCTTTGAACCACCAGAACCAAGAGGTGAGGTAGCCCAGTGGATAGCATCCTTGTGAGCGAGAGCGTTGTAACGGCCTGTCGTGCCAGAAACGTACTGTATCTGGGTGGTGATGTACACAGGGATACCGTACAGGTATGCCATAGGCTTCTTGGCGACAGGGTCTTGAACTGGGCTGTTGATAGCCAGTGAGAACTTGTCGAGTGACTGTACATCGTTCCAGAAGACATCAGGGTGCATGAAGAATGCACGGTCTTCCTGTGGTACGTTTGCGCTGTCGAGGTAAGCGATAGCAGCGCGGATTTCGCTGTCTGCGAGGTTGGTGGTTGAAGCACCAACTGACTGGCTGAAGCCAGAGAACAGAGAAGTGATAGCTGTGTCGAGCTTCTTTGCTACGCCGTATCCTGCGCTGCGAGCGTAGGACTCTTGTACGGTGTAGCTGTGCTTGACCTGAGCCATTTCGCGATCCTCAATGGCGAACGATACCTCGTACCACTGGTCGATGGTGAGGGTGACGTTCGTTTCATCGGGAGCGACGAGTGTAACTGCGGTTGCGTTGGACTTAGCCGTTGCAGCCATCTCAGTTACGGATGGGGTGTAAATAATACGACCACCATCTGCTACTTCGTCTGAGCGATCCGTGAAGAACGGGGCACACACGAGGTTTGCACGGTAGAAGTCGTTTACTTTTTCTCCCCACAGTGAGGGCATCATTGCATCGAGGTCGGTTGAACCATTGCTGTATGCGCCAACTGAAGTTGTAGGAAATGCCATACTAAATTAGTTGCTAGTGTGACTGTGTAATGGCTCCCTACTTCGTATCTAGCTTTTCATTGCTCGTTTCCAAAGCTTCTTGTGTTCGTCTTGTGAAAGTCCTGGTGTCGAGAAGTCCTTTTTGGGCTTCCCTTGACCACTCCCCTTTGACGCACCGAGGCCAGCTTCCTTGTCCTTTTTCTCCTGCTCAAACTTCTCTTTCCTAAATAGGAAGTAGTCGTCTTTTTGCGCGGTGATCAGGTCAACTCCCTGGTCTTCTGAAATGGTCTTGAGAACTGCTATGAGTTCCGTTTCCATTCCTTGTGCTTTGAGAACTTGCTCTTGAATTGCGTTCTCCGAAGTGGGAACGTCAGGAGTTTCAAGATCAGTGCGAGTCTTTTCAGACTTCGACTTCTCTTTTTTCAGCCGTTGTGCAAGCTCGTAGTTTTTCTTACGTTCTCGCTCTAGCTCTAAAGCTAGGTCGGGCTGTTCAGGGGCCTCTGTTTCCCCTGCCACTTCTTCCTCGTTCTCAGTTGAGTCGTCTGTGGTGACTTCCTCATCCGTAGGGTTCGTGCCTTGTCCCTCTGGCTGTATGTCCTCTTTGGGCATATTGGTTGTCAGCTCATGCCTTATCTGACGGGCTATTATGACAGTTCATGCCTTTTCTGCCGTGGCTAATGACTCTATTGTAACCTATTTTTATAAATACGTTCACCCTCCCAACCGTAACGAGGCTTTATCTCGACTTCTGTATCGACTACATCACCCCATCCTTTCGCTGCCTTGCGTACCTTTTTTACAGCTTTTGTAGCTACTTGCTTGACGGTCTTCTTGACAGTCTTTTTTGCGGTTTTCTTTTTTGCTGGCATGTTATTTTGCTTGATTAGTTGTATTAGGCTTGTTTTTCTCGCCGTACTGTTCTTCTAATGTTGAGAACAGCTTGTCAATGGTTTTGCGTGCTTCGGGGAAACCCCACGTTGTCACTTCATCATCTGAGTAAACGGCCTTGAGCGCGAGTTTGTCCAACAGTTCGTGCATATACACACGCACCGTTTCACGTATGACTTCTTGCTCGTAGAATTGCTTGAGTGCGTCCTTTTCCATATTACGCTACAGGAGCTTCTGTGGGCTGTGTTTGTCCTGGTGTGACGGATTGTACGGGTGACGGTGTTGCAGGGCCTTGTGGGGCAGCCTGTGGCTTCTGAGGGCCGCCTATGCCTAGTTCTATAGGTGATATACCGACTGCTGCCTTGTCTACAATGGTGCCGAACAGTTTTGCCAGTGTTGGGTTCTCTAGGATTGCGAACGTGCCCGTCTGTGGGTTGTAGCTTTGTGACACCGTTGACATGATTTGACTGAGTGATGTCAGTACGGCTGCCTTGTTCTCCTGTTCGTTGGTGATGTTGAGCGTTACCTTGCCCTCCCAACCGTCAAAGAACTTCTCAGGTATCTTGACGTGTCGTTTTGCGCCTCCCTTGCGTGCCATTTCGATGTTCTCGGCCTTGATTGTGTCGATGTCCTCTTGTGTGAACGTCTGCATTTTGAGCAACATATCCTTTGCGGCCTTGCGTGCCATCTTATTACCGTATGCCTCGTCGATAGCCTCCAATTCTTCTTCGTCGTATTCCTCTGCCAGTACGTGCTCACCTTTCAACTTGTTGATAAGGTGTGGAATAACCCACTCATTGAACGCCTCCTCTAGGTCAATGCCAGCTTCCTCCTGTCGAAAGGCGAATGGTCGCTGTGCCACCTGGTTCAACAGTGCTGTCTGGCTGTATGGGGTGCCCGATGGTGGTTGTTCGCCTGTGTTTGCGTCGAATGTGCTGTTGGCCTTGTCGAGTTGGTTCTCCCACTGTTCGACAATGTTTTGGAAGTTGCCAAGTGCTGCTGGTGCAAGCTCTAGCTTTTCCATACGACGGCCTTCTTCGACTTTCCATACCTTGCCGTCGTCTACCTCCAACATATTCCCAGCCACGTTGTCTGCATCGGTGACTACTGTGACCTTTCCAGCCAAGTCCATAGTGTTCTTCTGCTTGATCACCAGGTCGTTTACCCATACCTGGCCCTCCTCGCTTTCCTCGATAACACCACGGCCCAAACCACGGCCTGTCACTTCTTCCCATGCAAGGTAGCGATAGTCTAGTTCCTTTGGCTTCTGGCTGTACAGCACGTATTCGCAGTCCTCGTCGTCTTCGTCTACCAATAGGAAGTGCTTTTGCAGGTAGTAGCGGTCAGTTGCGTCCTGTGGTTCTTTGCCCTGTGCCTCTAGGTATGTGTCATGGTCGAACACACCCGTTATCTCATGCACCTTGAGTCGCATCGGTGCCTCGTCGTCGCCTTGCTGCTCGCGCTTTTCCTCAAACAACTCAAGCGCACGGTCAATTGCCTCATCGTTCCACGTACCGCGCTTGTTGATGAAGTCCAGTGGTGACAGGTAGTGTTCCTCGATAATCGGTGAGCCAATGATGTCCACTTGGTCAGTCAGTGTGTTGCGCCAATCGCACACTTCTAGGTACAGCTCGCCGTCTTTGAGCACTTTTTTGTACAGCACGCCACCGTACTTTGGACGCACGTATGCGTACTTGTTCAGGAATGTGCTGAACTTTGTTTGCTTCATCCACTTGTACATCTCACGGTTCAGCAACATCGTCTGCGCCCATGCCTTGCTGTTATCGCTTGTTGCACGGAAGTCCTTGATGTCGAACTCTGTGGCAGTCTTTGCGAGCGTAACGCGGAAGTTCACTACGTTGAAGAACGGCTTGTCACGTCCCAGGTCGTCTTTTTGACCACTGGCGTAGCGACTGAGTGCGTAGAAGTCAGCCGTTTTGATTAGTTCGCGCTGTTTGTATTCAAGTCCCTCGTAGAGTTGCACACTACCGTCACGGTAGCGTCCCTCGAAATACTTTGCCTGATCGTATATATTCATATGTTGCTAGGACAGGCGCGACTACCTTGCGTTATTTGCTAAGTTGGCTCTCTAAACCATAACGCACAGCATCCATAGCGTCACTATAGTCGTGGTTTGGTGCATTGGTTATGCGCCCCTCCTTGTCTATTTCAAACATATAGTTCATGTAGCACTTCCAAACGTTGAAGCTGCGCTTGGTGACACTGATCTTCTGGTGTTGGACGTACTGTATGCCCTGGTTCACACTATCTCTACCCTTTTTGGTTCCCATAATGTTGATTCCATATGAACGTATCTCATCTATTGACTTTGGTTCGGCACTGTCAGCCATTACTAACGCACGCTCTGTATTCTGTAGCACGTCAGCTATCTGCTTGTTGCTCATCCCCGTGGCGTAGGCAATCTCGTCGATGATGTAGCCACCGTTGTATGAGTAGATAGCAACGATAGCTGTCGGGTCGTTGGTGTAGCCGAAGTCCAACCCGTATCGTTCCAGCCGTGCCTCGTGTGGTATCTCATCTATCTGTCGCCAGTTCTTGTATATCTTGCCCTCAACTTCACCTAGCTGGCCTTCACCGTAGACCTTCCACCATCCAGTAAGCCCCCTTCTTTTTTCTATTGACTCAACAATCGCGGGATCAAGGGCTTCATTGTCTCTGTAGGTAAGGGTGATGTGGTTTACGTCGTCACGGTGTCCTATAACCTGATCGTATACCCAAAACTCATTGGTTGGGTTGTAATCTATGAAAATAAACTCTTTCGTTCGCACCTCAAGCTGGTCAAACGACTCGTATGGCAATAAGTTTGCCTCATTCACAAACAACCTGTCTCGTCGCGGCCCTCTAACCTTGCCTGGCATATCTGCCGAGAAGAACTCTATACGTGAACCAGTCTCAAATGTGTATGTTTTTTCTCCTTTGCTCCACCTCCTGTCCTCGTAATATCCATGCTCTTGCATTATCATAAGAAAGTCACGCATTGCACCTCGTTTCAGATGGGGGTACGACTCAGAAACAACGCTAGTGAGTGTCGGACGTTTGTCTGTCTGAGCCATTGCAATGAGATACAGTAAGATACTGATGGTTTTACTGGCGGATGTGCCGCCCTGTACCACACGTATTCGCTTGGTCAACTCCCTTATTCGCCTGGTTGCTGTCGTTTCTTGAAACATGACTCGATATAGTTTATGGCTGCCTCCATTCGCTGTATGTCGTCCTCAAACATACCAATCGCCCAGTTGCACTTCTGGCAGAGTAGCCCCCGCACGACACCCGTGGTGTGACAATGGTCTACCGCCAACCTCTTGTTCTTTTCCTCACGCCTACAAATTGCGCACACGCCTCCCTGTCGTTTCAACATCTTTTCATAGTCCCGTATCGAGATGCCGAAGACCTTGCGAAGTCGCTTATCAGTCTCTTTGTCTTTGTTGGCCTCTCGTTCAGCAGCTAGTCTCTCCTTGTGCCTTTCTTTGTACGCCTTTGTGTACGCCCGCTTCTTGTCCCTGTTTTTGAGATAATAGGCACGGTGGTACTCCTTATTGTACGTCATCTTCCCTTGTTAGTGGGATAATTGGTGTAGGCAGTTCTTTGCCGTCCGTCGTTACGTCTGACTTCTCTCTCATGCCGTGGTTACTGCTAAGCACGAGCTTTGCAATGGTTGGGTTATAGTCCCCAGAAAGCCCTTTATCTAACAGCCGTTTGCGCTGTTCCTCTCGTATCTGTGTCAAAGAGTTGGAAAACTCTGGGTGAGCTTGCTCCCATTCATAAAGTGTGGTCTTATTTACCCCTATATGAGCAGCAAATCCCTCTACGGTTGGTAGGTTGACTGTCTGACGCTTGGTCTCCTCGTCAAAGGTGTCTTGTCGCTCCTCTAAGTAGTCCCAAACTATGTCGTTGAACTTTGGGTCGTATTTTGATGGTCTTCCTCCTGGCATAGATATATTTTAGCATGGATTATAGTTTTCGCGGTGTCTGCGGTAGTACAGTAGTGGCTTTTGTAGGTGCTTGATCGTTGCTCCCTTGTTCATCAGAGCGTTGTACAGGTGCATGTCCTCTAATGAGCGTCCTGGGGGTGACTGGTAGCCACCTGCCCGTTTTGCCATACCTGTCTTGTAGAGCATTGAGCCGTGGTGTCCACCGTCCCTGTGCCAATACAGCCCTTCTGGGTCGCGTTGTGTCTCGCCTGGGTGTCTGCCTTCTATCTCATTGCGCCTATCACCTACTACCATGATGTCGTACATTACGATGTCTGTCGTCCACTCGCTCAACTGTTCCAGTGCGTCAGCGCGTAGCCAGTTGTCGGCACCCAAGAACATCACGTAGTCCGTGTCCACCTCGTTCATTAGCATGTCTTGGAAGTTTGCCACGGTTCCCATGTTCTTTGTGCGCAGCACGTAGTTCACTTCGGGATACAACTCTGGTAGGTGTGTGCAATCTCCCACGCCGTCGTCAACAAACCATACCTTGTCGAACTGCTTGGTCTGTTCTAGCACCGTTTCTATCGCATGTGCCGCTAGGTGGCCGTATTTGTATGATGCTATAACGCAGCCGTAGGTCATGGTATGAGTGTTGGGTCTATGTCTTGTGGCTCTCCGTCTTTCAGATACCACGGATAGTCCAGGCAGCCTTCGGCTCGGGCAAGCCCATTCATGTAGGTGCAACGGTCTTGATCGCTGTGGTTCTGCTCCGAACCGTGTACGGTTGTGACGTACCAGAGCAGCACACTACCCTTCTTGGCTTCGTATTTCGTCCCGTAACGGCCCCTGCGGTCAAACGTGCGTAAGTTGCCCAGTGACCCTGTAAACTCGTCGTCTGGCTCCTGGTGTGAGCCCTCAATGAACTCCACTGTGCCGTTCTCCACTGTGAGGTCGTCTACTGCAATGATGGTCTGTAGGTAGTGCTCGCGAATGTTGGGGAACCTGTCGGCTGGTGTGCGAAAGATAACGTCCCTGTGCCAGTTGAACTGATCCTCGGTGTGGGCTTCACGGAAATAGACCTGATTGTTTACCTGCTTTACGTTGTCGCCCAAGAACGCTCGCACTATCTTCACCATGCGAGGGTCTTTGCGTATATCGTTCAGGTAGCTATTGACTATGGCTGGAAAGAACACAAGTGCCTTGTGACCATACTTGTATTCAATGGGAACATGCGGGTAACCAGCCTTTGATACTTCTTCGGCGGTGATGGTCTTTGCCTCTGTCTTGAGGCGGGCCATCTCCTCGTCAGTAAACACGCCAGAGATTGAGGTGATGCCCTTCTCCTGTAGTTCTGTGATTTGTTTGTTATACATATGCCCGTGGTATGGATAAGATTGTTCCGTCTGTTGCGTCAACACTAAATGCACTCCCGTATTTCTGTTCTACTAAGCGCAGCACACGATCATTGTACCGACCATATGGATAGGCGAAGTAATCAGTGGGGAAGCCCTCAAACGGCGTTATTTCTCGCTGTATTTCCTCATCTGATAGTGTTGTTAGGTCGCGGTGACTCCATGTGTGCCAGCCCACTTTACATCCCATCTTCTCTAGTTCGACTATCTCTTTGAGCGTGCAGTATTCCTCTCGTGGCATACCCTTGTCGAAGCTGTTGTCTTTGCCGATGTAGTCACCCATGACAAACAAGATCACGTCGCGGCCCTCTAGTAGATCGCGGTTCTCATAGACGTTCTTGTACACGCCGTCGAACGTCAGTGTGCCTGTTGCGTTTGCTACCTCGTCACGGGTGTTATAGTTAGCGGCTATGTGCGGCTGCTTGCTCGGTGACTCACCGATGTTGTGCATCAGCATTACGGTTTCTGGTATAGACATAAGTGCTCGACGTAATCCCTGTATGGGAAGTGCTGCTCGTGCAACAATTTCCATCCTATGAACTTGTCCAAACCTTTCTCCCATGACTCTATGTTACACAAAAGAACGTGGTGGCTACTAGCGTGCTTCGCCATGCGGACGATTGCTTTGTAGTCATACTGTTCGTATAGCATACCCGTTACTACAACAAGGTCATACCGACCTTCGGGAAACTCAACACGTGTCACGTTGTCGGGAAAACGCTCGGCTGCTACATCACTGATTTCGATGCCGTGTATCTCATCTGCTGGCAGGTCTGTTGTGAGCCAGCCTTCACCTGCGCCGATGTCTAGTGCGCGTTTGTAGTGTTCGGGTAAAACCTCCAAGATGATGTCTTTGCGCTTCTGGTCGTCAGGGTTTGTCTCGTAGCCCCACGGATCACGCTGACAATACCACTGTTCTAGCTCGCCCTTAGTTTGCATACCATCGTGGGTTATCTAGCGTCCACTTGACTGTCTTTTCAAGCGACTCATCGAATGTTCGCGGCACCTCCCATCCTATCTCTTGCATAGAAACGGGGCTGAGCGCGTAACGTAGATCGTGCCCTGGTCGGCTACTGTGGAAGTCAACCATCTCATACTTGAGTGGCTTGCCGATGATTGCTGCTATCTTTTGCGCTAGTTGTAGGTTATCCACCTCTTGTTCACCTGTGATGTGGTATTCACCGTCGTACACTTCATTGTTGATGAGGTGCATGTAACCGTCTGCTACGTTCCTCGCATGTATGTAGAATCGTGAACCTGCTTTGGTCTTATCTGCATTGGCGTGGATCGTGACGGTTTCACCCTCCATGACCTTGCGTATGACAATCGGTATAAACTTCTCCGAGTCCTGGCGTTCTCCAAAGATATTCATAGACCGTGTGATCGCAATCGGTAAGTTGTACGTGTTAGCGTACGCTATACAGAACATCTCGGCGGCACTCTTGCTTGCACTGTATGGGTTACTTGGGCGGTGTACGTCACCTACATTTGACCAGCCAACGTCTATCGAGCCGAATACCTCGTCAGTTGAGAAGTAGTAAAAGCATTTGAGGTTCTTGAGCGTGCGTGCAAAGTTGAGCATATGCACCGTCCCGACCACGTTGCTCTGTGCAAAGCGTACTGGATCGGTGATGCTGTTATCTACGTGACTCTCGGCTCCTAAGTGGAAAATGTAGTCAACCTCGCCTATCTCGGCAGCAAGGTTTTCTTCTACTGGCAGCGTGAAGTCTGCTGTGAGCACGGTAATGCGCTCATCGTTGTATACGTTGATGTCACGCAAGCGGTCGAGCGAGCCAGCGTATGATAGACGGTCAATGATGACGATGTGCCAGTCTGTGTTCTTGATAAAATGCTCGACAAAATGATGGCCTACAAACCCTAGACCACCAGTGATAGCGACACGTTTCATTTCTCTATTGTAGCATATATAGCACCGTTTGGGTGTGGAAAACTATGCCCCCTCATTGCGAGGGGGACTTTGATTAGCAGGAAAAGATAATGGGTATGTTGACCGTCATGCCGCGATCCTTGTCGATAAGGAACAAGGCTTGGCATGGTCGCTCGAACTCTGCACCTATCTTGGTGGCGAAGCTGTTGTACCCGACCACGGAGCCGTTCAGTACCCAACCAGCGGGGTTCACACGATACATGTGCAGGTGCCCGATGACATCTATGACGGGGCTGCCCTTGGCAACGTTGGCTTTGTTCCATTGCATTGCTCTTCTATTGAGGTAGGTGTAGGGGCCGTTGACGCCACCAAAGCTGATGGTGTCACCGTGATGGAAGCGCAGGGTGCGTTCGCCTGGGTGCCCTTTGTACAGGGTGATGTACGTGTGGAGGGCGAGGTCGTTCACCCAGTTGAACTGTGGCAGCCTTGCAGCCAGGTTGTGGAACATGTACCACTCCAGACTGTTCCCTTGACGAGAACTGGCGTGCAGCCTGTGGGTCACTCGGCCATGGTTTCCATCTTTGCAGACAATGGTTATCTTGTCGAAGTGTGGCTCAAGGTGGAGTAAGCCGCTCTCTATCCAGCTCTGTGCAGATACGGCTTGCTTCATTGGTTCCGTGACTTCGTTGGACATAATGGTGTCCAGGTGCAAGGCACCGTCGATAATATCACCGCCCATAAACAGTATCAGTTCAGATATGTGTACATCCTGCCGCTCCTTCTCCGTGAGTCGGACAATCTTAGAAAAAAACTCGTCCACACGGCGACGAGCTATATCCATATTGTATTCGTTCAATCCCTGAACCTGCTCTGGTAAGACTTCCTCACCAATGTGTACGTCTGTGAGACAGGCGACCACGATTGCTTCGTCTTTGCCCCGCTTCTTCACGGGCTTGATGGTGTGGGTTCTGCTGTTGTTCTGCAACGTCTCTATTGCCTTGACTTGCATCTCAAGTTCTTCGATGTACGCAAGTGCTTCCCTGTAATTGCGCTCATTGTATCGCCCTAATTCACGCTGTTTGTGCGCTTCACGGGCTTTTTTCAAAGTACGTTTGGCCATTTCTGGTTCTCCTGTGTTGTCCGTACCTAGTGTAACACGTGGGTCTTTCTTCAGACCGTAGCGTTGTGCTCTGTTTTTTATTGCCTGAACTGTTGTGTTGAACTTTAGGGCAAGCTTATGGTTCGGCGTACTGGCGTACAGGCGTTCGAGTTCTTTCCTCTCTGCCTGTTCCCGTTGGCGTCGAGTCATATGGGGCTGTTAGCTTATATCTTTACATAGTACCAGACATGTATCGTGGTGTGCTATCAAAAAAAGCCCTCGCCGAAGCGAGGGTGAAATTGCCAGGTGGCAATGTGGAGGGTGGTAGCGGGTAGCTACACCAATAGTATACCATATCTGAGCGGTAAACAACAAAGCCCCCGTCGGGGCTCTGTGTTCAGCACGTCTGCTGCGAATGTCAGACATTTGTCCGACATATCCTCACGTGAGGGCGTGTAAAAACGACTACTACAGTATAACAGAAAGCCCCCTGTGGTCAAGGGGCTCAAGCGCTTGTGGCGCATGGGTCATTGAATAGAAGCATTGCCTACCTGCAATTTCGTTATCATTTCGTTGACGGTCTTTTTGCTCACGTCGTCGGTGAATACCTTTGCCAGCACTTCCATGAGCGCAATCGAGACTCCTACGTGTTTGCTCGGCAGCTTCATAATGAAGTCGCCTTGGTAGCACACCACGCCACGTATCTCGTCCTCTGGTATCACGTCCACCAGTATCGTGTCAGCCATTTCCTCTCTAGTCTTCACTGTAGCCTCCTAACACAAAAAGTAGTTGGTAAAAGCTGGCATTGAATACCAGAAAAAGTGCATGGTGTCGTGGCAATACCATATGTCCAAAGCGAACGGGTCACATATAAACGTCATTTGTAACACCTCGCCAGTACGACCATAAGCTTTGCGTAGTCCAGTACGCACTTCTGGTGGAACGCTACGTCTTCTTTGTCCTTTCCGTAGCAGTAGGGTATGTGCGAGTCAAGAGACTCATAGACCGTTTGGATGGCCTTACCGAGTCGCTTGGCTCGCTTCGTCTTTCGCTTTTTCACGGCATACCTCCTATATCGGGTGGTTTTTCCTCCCGCAGTTTCTTCATGCCTTCCAGGTATTCCCGTTCCCGTTGGCATGATACGTGTATCCAGTCGTTACCATCCTTTCTCACGGCATCGTAACGGCACAGTAGCTTTGAACACCAACTGCAATAACAGATTTTGTAGCTACCTACCATGCTAGTAACTCGTAAGTTACAATCCCTACGACAAAGCCCAGGGTGAGTAGCATCATGGCATAGCAGTTTTTCACTGGTCGTCCTCCATTTTACGCATGATGTTGTACGCTCGGTTCTCATCACTGAGACAGTCGAGCTTGGTGATGGGGTTGAAATGATACCGTTGCACGGCACCGCTTTTGGTCGTCTTGACCTTACACTGCATTGTCCATATTTGCTGCCCGCAGTAGTGGCAGGTTCCGTATGATTTCATTAGTATCTCTCCTTTTTCTCGTTGGCTTTGTCGTAGCACGCCTTGCTACAGGTGCACATTCCATTACGAAGTGCCCCATACGGCAGTGCTGTCTTAGCTGAGCACATGATGCACGTTAGTACACGTACGTTTGGTACGGGTTGTGGCTTTACTGATTTTGCTTTCAATACAATTCTCCTTTGTGATGTGGTGGTGGGGAGGCACATGCCGTTGGCTCTATAGCTATTTATCAAGCCATTCGTTAGTTGCAAGGAGTTCAAACCTGCATGTGCTGTGCGCATAGCTTGCACATTGTCTCCCCCATCACCACATCACTTTTTCAATGAACGTCCTTTGTTAGTATATCAGGATGAAAGACTGGTGGGACTTCTGGGTGTTGATAACCATTCTGTTCTCTCTTGCGACGGGCATCCTTGTGCTTGCGTATCAGCTCTTGGTGGTACTCAAGGAACTCATTGTGGCAACTGGGGTATGGAGCACCGTGCAGTAAGTCCATGTTGCCGTTATGGTCGCCGTACCTACTTGGTGGCATGTTCTATCTGCTCGTCGAGCCAGTCGGGGAAGTCGAGCTTCACATCGTTTTCTATTGCGTCACGGTACTGCTCGTACACAGCCCGTGCGACGTAGAGGGCGAGCTTACGGCTGAGTTCTAGTTCTTCTGTGTCTTTGGTCATACGTTAGGTGGTTAATTTTGAACTATCTGGTTTTTTCAGATAGTTCGAGCACAAGCCACTGGTCTTATTCTCCTCCTTCTGGTGGTAGTTCATTCGCTATTTATTCTCTGTTAGGGTTTCTTCAAAATCTGCTAAATCTATATTGCCAGCGTTGTAGTCATCATACGCTTCTTCAATCCTCCTCCTCTCCTTCCTCACCGCTTCGTCTAGGAGGTCTTTAATTAAATGCCAGTAGCGGTCTACTTGGTCACGGTCTGATTGCTTTTCTTGTTCAGATAAGTCTGAATATGGTGTGTCTATTTGCCGTTCCCAACGAGTGTAATCACCAGCGTCCATTAAATAACCTGCGTTTGTCTTGCCGTCGTGCTCATATTCAACATACGACAACTTGCTGTGGCAATATCGTTGCCAATCTGACCAGCGTTCGTGTTCTATGTCTGCCAGCTTTTCTTTATTCTCCTCTATCTTCTGGTGGTAGTTGGTCATGGTGTTAGGTGGTTAGTCCTTCAATAAACCCAGTGCCACAGCACTCTTTCTACTGATACGTGTGGTCTTGCCTTCTACAGTTACGTCTAACTCGTCGTCACCTTCCTTGAGTCCTGTAATGCGTTCAAACATCTTTGCGTCGTACTCTGGTAGAGAGCGGACATAGTCCACTGCTTCCTGGGGCATATCTTTCCATGCTTGGTATGGTTCTTCCCAGTCGTCTAGTGTGTTAGTTATCTCAGATGCTTTCACCTTCTCCCATTCGTTGCCCGCTTGTACGTACAACTCAAACGCATTGTTAAACTTCGGATACCAGCCATTGAGTTTGTTGTGTAGTTCTTCCCACACTTCGTCAAAACGTTCCTTATCTACATCAACACCAAAGATACTCCATGTACGTTCCTTGTCTGCTAGGAACAGTGCTTTGTCTACACCGCAACTGTTCAATACACCGTAAGACCCGCTGATGCCGTTAGACGCGTTGATGCCGTCAGACCAGTTGATGCCGTCAGACCCGTTGGTGCCGTAAGACCAGTTGATGCCGTAAGACCAGTTGATGCCGTGAGACCTGTTGATGCCGTCAGACCAGTTGATGCCGTCAGACCCGTTGATGCCGTGAGACGCTTTGATGCCTTCAGAATTGCCCTTATTTACCCCACTTGAATTAGTGATACTCATATTGTTTGTATTAGTGCTAATGTCGGGAACATCACACAGTTGTAGATGTTACAGACGACCTTTGCTGAAACTAGAACAACCATGATAATACTGCTTTGAGTATCTCCCATACTCCAATGATAATGAGTGCGATGAAGAGTGCGCCCGCTAGACCGTACCCCCAGTGCATCTCAATGCCCTCGTCTATCTCCTCCTCTTCTAGTCCACAGGTAGGGCAGGTCATACTACAGGTAAGGTTAGTAGGCGCTCTCGGTAGTTTTGAAGAACCCGACGGATACGGGTGTCGTTGTGGTAATACTGCTTCTTGAGGTCGCCTTTTTGTTTGCGTACATCTTTTTCAGCTTCCCAACACTCAGCAATAAGTGTTTCCATCTTGTCGCAGTATTGTGCTGCTAGTTCTTTCCTACTTTGTGGTGTCATAGTGCGTCACTTTAGTAATAACGTCGCAACGGCGACAACGCCACTCGACCACACCATTGTCCAAGTGTGGGAGTGAATACGTGTGGTTGAATATCCAACAAAGGAAGTGGTTCATGTTGTTTAGTCTTTTATGTCGTATTCTTCGTCTGTGTAATCTATGTTGTCGCGCGATCCCCACGGCCTTCTGATAGTGAAGTGCGTATCGCCGACAGCGAGAAGCATGACGTGTGACTCCTTACCAATACGGTCAATAAGTGTGATGCGTGTTCCAACTCGTGTTGCTAGGAACTCTTTGAGTAGGTTTGTGCTTGGTCGGCTCATAGATACATTATACATCTATCTGCGAGCTTTCCTGTACAGTTTTCCACACAACGCCCTTTCAGGCGACCATCCACGCCAAAACCTTGAATGCAATACCGTTCTCGAAACACCTATTATAGGTGTGCCAATACTGCGCGTGCATACTTATACGTGTTGTAGGCGATACCGTGCTTGTTCACACCGACTTTATGCACAGGGCCACCTGAGTTCCATATGACGGCAATTTCCTCGTTTGAATAGCCCTGGTCAAGCCATCCTTGGATTTTGTGTACTGCAACGTACAGTTCGTTCGTTTTGGTCATTGGGGGAACGTACCCCAGTACATCGGTTGACCATTTGCGCCAAGTCGAGGGGAGAAACTGTAGGCATCCGACTTCCCCTGACCCCCCACGCGCCTTGCAATAGCCTCCTGACTCAACTTTCATAATGGCTCGTGCAATGGCTGTAGCGCGTTGGGTTACAGTAAAGACAGTTCTTTTTCGCGCAACTGTTCTTTACGTGCCTCTAGTTCTGCTTGCTGCTCATCAAGCGCAGCCTGTTCCTCGCTAATCTCATGCTGCTCATACTCTAGTTCAAGCATCTTCTGTGTGCTTGTACTGGCGAGCCAGCGTTCGTATTCGGTTGGTTCAGGCTCAATGCGCGGTGCGACGTAGGTGATTGTGTCGCCCTCGGTGAGCTTCACGTACACGTCACGTATACCGACTTCCCATGCAACCAGTACAGCGATCTTGACGATAACGGTATACAGGCACAGGTAGCCAAACCAACGTAGATACTTGCGTAGCTTGGGTTTATTCATGTTACTTGCTAAGAATAAAGTAGAGGAAATGTCCTCCAAAGTGGATTGCCACGGCAAGGGCTAGTATGCCAAGCGCAAACCACCACCAGCGATCCGACTCATTATTCCCCTCTTGCACTTCGGGGTCATATGGGTAATTCCACATGGTTTGAGTAATTACGGTTGCTTATAAGTAGGGGTTCGACTTTCCCTATATATAAGACTACCATAGACCATTATTCTTACAACTACACCCTGTGGATAACTCAGGATATTGCGCGTTTCAGGGCTGCGTTTATAGAGAACACCACACGTTTTGATTTTGGGAAGTGCTCGGTGTCCTTTGTGGCGAAGTTGTACCGTGGTCGCGCTGCGTTCTCTTTGACCGTGAACTTTCCAATATGTGACACGTAGCACTCGCCATGTGTTGCCAGTGCGTCAGCCAGCTCGTTTGCCGTGTCTTTGTCGATCTCAACTATGTGTTTCTGTGGTTTGTTCGCCATAGTGCTCTAGTGTTACTTTGCAGTAGCTAACCTTTTTTTTACTAGGTGCTCGCTCCTGTGTGATAGTAATTTTTTTGATAATGGTATGGTTGTCGTCTTCGAGAAGCCCACACTTCACCATGCCATCTTCTATCGGCTTAATCATCCCCATGAGGTTCGATACGTCCATTTGTGCTCCCCATAGATAAAAATGGTAGTGAACGTGGTACGGCGGTTGTTCCAACATGCCACGTCGTTCTGCAAACTGCACTTCTTTGTAGAACTCGCGCTTGACATTGTTCAGCTTGTAGTAGTGCAATGTGTGGTACTGGTTGAGCGACAGCTTTTGCGGCAGCGTGAGGAATAGCTCGTAGCTCATTTGTCTATTGTAGCACGTTTTCTAGGTGCTCGTTGTTGTGGATAAGATACGGATGGTCGAGCATGTATTGTTCGTCGTCTTTCGTCAAGCTGTATTTCTGGTTCAGTAGGTATTGCATCGTCGCAGCGAACAGTTGGCGTTCCTCGTCTTTGCTATGCCCCATGTGGCTGTGGCACTCCTTGCACACCACGGCTCCGTTCAGTGGGCTGTTGCTATCTCGCCCTGTGATGTGGTGCAGCTCTAGCCCACCAACACCCTGACCATTGCCACCACACTGTAGGCACTCCCACCAATCACGCCATAGCTCTCTAGTTGCGCTTGTGAATGGATTTGCGAGCTTCATTTCGTTCTTTGTTTGACAACGTGGCGTTCTCTTTCATTTCAAGCAAGCGACAGTTGTGGCATTTGAGGTGTATCGACTTGTTGAACTTGATACTACGTTCGATCTCAGCATCACAACGGTAGCAGTTGTACTTGTAGCTATACTTGAATTGGCGACCCGTCTGCATGTTGATTTGTTGCCTGTAGCCACTCCCAGTAGTCAGGATAGTCGAACATGAACATGTCTTGCCATCGTTTGTACAGTTCAGGGTCAGGTATAGGTATCTGGTTTTCCTCGAAGTAGCGCGTGATACGCTCTAGGAACTGTCCGAACTGGTCGTTTGATAGCCCTGTGGTGCTCTGTGCGACCTTGTGTGGCTTTCCGCTAATACCTTTGAGTGTGACCCCGTTGAACTCTGTTTTTAGTTCTTCACGCACCAATGCGCGGTGTTCAGGGTTCCTGGGATCAAGCGCATCGTGCCAATCACAATACGTTGGCACGATAGCACCCTCAAAGTAGCCCCGTTTCCCCTTTGATATGCGCTCACGGGGGACTACTTCGAGTATTTTACCCTCATTTTCACCTAGCCACGCCTTGAAGTCAGCCTTTTGGTGTGCGCTCGTGGTGGTTGGCCTCCCGTCTACTACCTTGAGCAACCACTTTTTCATACGTTGTAGCCCAGTCTGTGCTTACTGACGCGCTCTTGTTCCTGCTTGTTGTCGTAATCCTTGCCGCGTAGCTTGGGGTTTTCCTCTAAGAGCTTGCGCCAGCTACGATCAAGGCTTTGTGACTTCTTGACGGCTTCCTGTAGCACACCTGGATCTATGCTGCGTAGCGACGGGTATTTCTTTGCGAGAATGTGCTTTATGGCGCGGTTCTTGTTCTTGCGCTCCCGTGCCTTTGGTTCATCCAGCAATAACTGTTTAAGCTGTTGCAGCATTGTTTGTTCGTAAGCCATATTATTTTTTTATCTTCTTACGTCCTGGCTTCTTTTTCGGCGTACTATCTTTTTTGAGTCCGTACCGTGTGGCATTGGTTTGCCGACCACGCTTTTTTGGGGGCGCAAGCTGCATTAGTACGTCCAGTACATGGTCTAGTATGGCGTTGGCGTACTCCATGTCAGCTTCTAATTTTTTTATTCGTTTGTTGTTGAACATGGTACTTTCCACTTATTGTCCTGGATAACGCCGTGCGCTATAGCGTCAACAAGGCTAATGGTTCCATCGGGCATTTCAATCTTTGTGACTCCCATGCCCTGTAGTCGGTGTGCGAGGTCGTGGTCAAACTCGTTGAACTCAGTGACAAAGCGTTTGTTCAGCACCACGCCCTGTATGCCACCTTTCTTGTATTTGATCTCCCTCATATGCCTACCAGTCTTTCGGTGTCATCGACTCGTCTAGTTCTGGTGCGTCGTTTTGCAACGGGTCTTCTTCAGGGTAGCGGTCTTTGTGGTTCTTGTAGTTGTCGTGCTCCTTTATGAACCAGTCGCGCCATTCGCGGATTTCTTTGCGTATGTCAGTGGTGCTCTTGTCGCCGAAGTCGGCCTTGTTGAATGTACTGACGGCTTGCATTGCAGCATTCGTGCTGTTGAAGAATGTGATGCTGCGCTCCTTGTTGTCCTGTGCCTCTTTGATGTCAGCAGTACGCTTGTTCTGGTAGCCACCTGATCGTGGTGCACCCTTGCGAGCAGGGTTGGTGAGGTTCCAATACTGACCCTTTTGGTAGAACAGACTGTCTGGTATCTCAAAGTTCGGTGCCACCTCGCTGAATAATGGGTGGTCGCTCCACACTGATACTTTTCGGCCATCAGCGAGTGAGCATAGCTTGTAAGGTTTGTTGGTCGAGGTTGTTTTGTCCTCGATACTCGTTACTGTTGCCATGTTACCTTTCATTTATTGCTTCTAATATGCGATTTGCAACATCCTCTGCGTCTAGTTCAGGAAGTGCAAGCAGTATTGCATCTGCAATCTGTGCGTTGCTCATGTACGTTGCCTCAGACTTTGCTTGAATGAGGTTGTATATGATGATGTCTTGTACTTCGGGCAATATCATCCCGTTCAACTGTTTCATACTAGCGACTGAAAAGAATAAATAGAATTGCGAGTATACCTAGCGGCGGCGCAATCACAAGTAGTGTGATAATCAGTATGTATGGCAGCGCAAGGAGTAGTACGGCAATTCCTTTGAGTAATGCGTCTTTCATGATAGTGGTTGGTGAGCATGTTGCTCGTAGTAATCCTCCTGTCGGTCACGGTCTTCTTCTTCACGATCACGAAGTTCGTCGGTTGTGTCTGTATCCGACGTGTAGTTTTTCTCAAGCTCGGCTTCGTGCTTCGACTCAAGAACTTTGGTTGTGCTTTTATGTGACATGGTAGTGGTTGTTGCTAATAAGTGTTCGACCTGCTGGTAGTATACCATATAATGCTCTAGCATAGCAAGTTATCCACACCTATACGAAACGCCGTCTGAAATGCTGCGCTAGTTCGCGGGCTTTCTTTGCGCGGTCTTCTTGACTGAGCTTATGCTTTTTGCCGTGCTCCTTAATCACCTGCATGAGTCCCATGTAGCGGTCTGGTATAACGTTGCCGTTCTTCATGCCGCCTTTGAGTTCCAGCCATGCGTTCTGTCGGCTGATAGCGTCTAGTTCTGTGCGCTCTTTCATCCACTTGTGGTAGTGCTCAACCTCGTTGTCCATGTGTATTGCTTTGTCCATGTTGTTTGATGTTAAACAGGATATTGCGCGGTGGGTTCTCCGCGTCCCGTGCTCTGCTGATAATGCTATCAAGGTGTTCGACGTTCGTTTTGTCGAAGCCGTGTCGTTTCAAGTGACCGCACCAACGCCCAAAGCTCCAATTCATATCGGTGGCTTTCATAAGTCGCTCGACCACCTCTGCCCAACGACTTTTCGGCGCGTCCGATACGTTCCACTTTCTAAGGTTCAATTCTCCAATGTGCTTCATACTTGATATGACTATTCGGTTGAGCTAGGAAACGCATCCTAGCCTGTCTTATAAGGCTAGTTATCAGGAACGAGGTGCGTCAAACTATGGGGACGGCTCGCTAATTCACTTCTCGGTTCTCCGCAACCTAGAGCGTCAACCTTTCGGCCATACTCATCTTCGGTTGTCCTTGAACTCGGTACTCCTTGTAACGTGTGAATGATTACCTGCATCCGTTACAAGCGAGAGAGCATTCGTATATCGCTTAGGTATCCGCTCCCCCCACAATTTAATTGGCGTCCGACAGGTGGCTTGTGGGTTCGCCTACCAACTCTGTCAGTAACACAAAACCCCTCACGCACGAGGCGCAGGGGGTTTTGCTGATACATATAGTTCGCTGACAAAAAAGTACCATACTCTCGTATAGTACGCAACTGTCTGTATTCGCTTGTGTGCGAACTATGTGCATCACCAGGAAGTATATCACAATCCAAAACCCCGTGTAGTACGGGGCTGTGGAAAAGTCAGGGCCTCACGACCAGGATTGCAGTATACACCACAAAACCCCCGTTTTATGGGGGGTTGTGTGTTAGGTGAACCACTACCTTGTAGAATAGTGTGGCACTAAACGCTGCGTGTGTAAAGCCATGTAGCTGCTGCTGCGTTGAACAGTGCGAGGATCGCTGCCTCTACCAAACCACCGTCCAATGCCTCGCCACCAACCACCTGTGTGAGTCCAGCACCGATGAGGGCCAAGACCGCAACGATAGCGCGGATCCACAGCACACGGTTGTCTGCAATAGGCAGCGTACCCAACTTTTTGATGTAGCCCGTGACTGCTGTGACGATTGCTGGGGTGACTGCTGCCACCATGAGTGTTACTACGTCCATATAAACTTGTTATTGCTAATCTTTTTTCACTCCGTCCTTTTTGTTGAACTGCATCTTGATGATGTAGTACAACAGGTTGAGTGCTCGTCGAATGACACTGGCCTCGTTGCCGTCCAGTTCCTTGTGTCGTAGTCGTCGCTTCTCGAACGCCTTACGCAGTAGGTGTCGCATAAGGAACAGCGAGCGTGCGTTCTGCTGATAGCGTATGTATTTCCATTCCCCTCCACACTTGGCATGGGTGACACAACGGTCGTATTTGCCCACAGGAACGCTCAGGAGAGGTTCTACGTTCAAACCCACCTCTTGCCTCACAAGTGCGTCTAGCGCGTGATGTCGCTCATGGTAGAGCGTACCAAAGCTGTTTGCAGGGTTGTCTCTATCCCATCGGCAGTATTGTAGGTGCTGCTTGCCGAACCTGTATGAATAGTTGGTGCCCCATATGCCGTTGCCTGGGCCTGGCGGGTCTGACTTCCAGTTGTCCTCGTGGATAACTACCATGATGAAGTCCACACCGAAGTCCCCATATATACTCACAACGCCGTCGGTCAACGATTGCAACCACTTGCTGTGTGCGCGTATGTCACCGTCACTGTCTATTTCTGTTGGATAGTCTGTATAGTCGTATCGCAGCATTGCATATGATGGCGTGATACCCGTGTTGTCTTTCCAAAAAGCTGCGTCCTCGCGCTTCCAGTTTTCAAACTCCTTGAGTGTGATCTTGCGATCCAAAAGAATTACGTGCTGCATACTACAAAAGTTCCCTCCACGTTACCGAAGAAGCAAATGCTACGTTGTTAGTGTCTGGGATAAAGACTAAGTACCAAACCTGCGGTGTACCGTCTATAGCAGACCCAGGGCGTATAGCGTTAGGCGTGTCGAAAGAAACACTGGAAGCTGTGGAAAGCCACCGTCCGTCTATCTCTTGTCCTCCCGTAAGTGTCTGGTCGCCGTCACCCTTGAATATCTCCATACCGCTATTCGTCTTTCCCGTGAAGGTAAGGGTTTCTGACGGTGTACCACCAGCTACAAACTCCCAATGCCCGTAGTCGTTCGAAAAAATGCTTGCTGATACGTTTTCAATATCTATAGAGAGTGAAAGGTGTGTGCTCTTTAGTCTGCCAGCCATAGCAATGTAGCGAGTGCCAGCAGTCGTATAGGTTACCTTAGCACTATCTTCGTGTTGGAGTACGCCAAGCTTCTGTACACCACCTTCAGACATGACTGAGCCGCAGATATGGTCGAATGTGTCAGCACCACCGTTCCCGTTATTTTCTATCCAGTAGCGCAGCGGTAGGTTCGGGTTGCTCATGTACACCACGTTGAGGTTGTTCACGCCCGTGAACTCGTAAAAGTATTCAATCTGTACGCCCTGCACAAGCCCAGCTCTGACACGGCCAACACCCAGCCACTCGAAGTCAATATCGAGGATGAAGGTCTTGGTGAGGTCAAGAGCAGAGCCATCAGGTAGGGTCATGCTCACTTCTGTCTCGTTATCTACCGCTGAGCCACTGGTTGAGGTACGGCGAATGAACTTCATTGTCCCCTCATCGTTCACCAGGAAGAGTCCGTTATTGTCGTCACCGTACCCAAAGCCCTTGGTGATGCCTGTTGACGCTGCAATGTTCGCGCAGGTAAGAAGTACACGTTGACTCTTTCCAGGTTGATAGTTGAACCGCATGAACGTCTGGCGTACACGAAGTCCTGCGGTTGCGTCTGAAACGGACAGTGTAGTGGCCGCTTTAGCGGTTGAGTGTGTGCTTCCCGTGCCACTACCTGACACCTCTTGGTCATCCCAGAACAGCGGTTGGCTGTCGTATAGTTGCTTGCTGTCGAAAATAGTTTCGGTGTTTGATACCCTCCACCTGCCAAACGCATCGACGCTCGGAGAGTCTGCTGCTTTGACTGCGGTTCCTGTTTGCAGGATGTTTTCGAGCCGTCCTGTTGACGCACCACCACCCATGCCAATTCGGTCAACCTCAACCTTGACCCTGTTATCGTTGATCAGGTTGGCTGGTATTTCAAACTTCGGCGTTTCTTTGTTGACAATCTCGTTGAGTAGTGCTGTTATCTCACTTGCGTCAAAACGCTCTGTGGTCGCTTGTACGAGGCGTTGTAGCGTGGGGGTGTAGTCTATCGTTTCTGGTAGTATCTGCGCGTCTATGGCCATTCTGACGCGTTCTAGGGCATCTACAATCGGCTTTACGTCTACGTCTGCCTCTGTTGCGTATATCGCGTCCTCAACATGCTTGACTGCCTCTTGAATGGGGGTGTAGTCAAACGGTTCTGGTTCTTCTTCTGGTAGCTGGTCGAAGTGTAGTGACAATGTATCTACAGTTTCGCCAAGTGTGTCTACAAATATATGCTTGCTGGTTTCACGTACAACATCTAGTTCGCTATCGCCGTTCTTGATCGTGTAGTCGCCGTTTGGTACATCTGACTTGTTGATACGAGCCTCCTTGCCATTGCCGAGGACGATGATCTTCTTGTGCTTGCGGTATTTCATGCTAGTTGCTCTTATCTACTACCTTAAAGTCTTGTGTGCGCACTTCCATAGTCTCGGTGCGTAGTGGGTTGACCGTAAACACGTTGTACATTTCAAGGTGACACGTTCCTATGCTGGTCTTTTCAGGTACGGTTACCGTCACCCATACTGCGTGGTCGCCTATTGGTAGGGCACTAGAGCCAGGAGCCATTGTGACGAGGTTGCCGTCGTTGCAAATGATGTTGCGGTTCAGTGTCGCTTCGTACTCTGCACGCTTGGTCATTTCTACAAAGTAGCTGATTTCCTCACCGCGCTCTACTACCTGCTTGTCAGTAGGAAACGGTGCGTTGTGGTATATCGGGGTCTGCACAGGAGCAAACACGAGGAAAATGACATACGCCACAATCAAGGTGTTGATAGTCATTATGATTGCTGTGAGTGACGGTTTCATTTTAGTAGGGAGTACA